ATCTCTTTCAACATCTTCAGCTACTCTGATTAGAGGTTGATTTGGTTGTGTCTCTGATGCATAATGAATCATCACAACTGCATCTGGATATATCTTTTTGACCTGTGTTTCTACTTCTCCTCTACTTGGAAACTTAGAGCCAGGGAAAAACATTTGTAGGTAATAAACTTTACCTCTCCATCTGAGAGTAACTCTTACAACTTGTCCCACTTCGTTGTATCTCTCTACCTTCTCTGCGATGTTTGTATCCATGAATACAGCTAGTATGTTCTTTATTATTTATTAGTATAAATACTGGCAGATATATTGTCTATAAACGATGAAAAAGTATTTGCCTATATTATTAATATTATTGAGTGGAACTGCAGCTCATGCTAGTATGAGTACAAGACATCAATCTAGTTTACAACATACTGTAGATGCTGCTAGAACAATAACTTCCAGAACAGCGAATAGTTATTCAATTTCTGGTTCTGGCGTTACATTAGATGTCGCTGGTGGTAATACTGCAGACAATTTAGCTGGTGGATTTAAAACCATTTCATCTGGTCAAGTAACTGAATGGAACATTCCTACTGCAACTACAACTGCAAACGGATCATTTAGTTTTTCAAATTCATTTACTGCTGGTGATGCTCAAACTGCTACTGGAACTAATGCAACTAGTTACACTGCTGGAAGTGCAGGAGCTTATCAAAACTCTACAGTGCCTGGTTCAGTAAATAACAAACACGAACTTGTTGTTGCTGGTACTACACAAGGTGCTGGTACAAGTGTAACCGCTCAGTTTGTGAGTGAGATAACAATATTTGACTGATGAATGAAACGAATACTTGTCCTAAGTGTGGGTGCGTTTGTCCTTGCGAATGTGAGGACTGCGATTGCTGTGCCAGTGGTGCCAAATTTTACACAGGGCTCCATGACCAGCAATACGGTGACTAATACCACTGTGACTGAGACCATAAATAGTATGGATTATAATACTGGCTGGCAGTATTCGGTAACGGGCTCAGGAGTAAGTGCGGACGGAAATCTAACACCAACAGGTTCAGGTTCTGTTAGTAATACTAATGTTACGTTAGACGGAGTGACTTCAACATGGAATGGATTGAATCTAGAACAAAGACCAAACTTCACAATGACAACTCAAGGTGGCGCCTTTCAATTCAGCGAAACTTATCAAGGGCCAGGCCTTTCAAATCACACAATAATACAGAGAGTAACAACTATAAATTCAGTCACAGACACAACAAGCACCTTTACGCAATAGCCACTACTTGTTTAAGTCTAATTACATGTAACCCAATATATGCAGAAACAGTTGGTGGAGTATCCGCAACTGCGAATCCAATAGCAAACAGCTCTGGCTCAGTTACGAATCAAGCTATTCAGGTTCTTCAGGGGCCATACATTACGAATACTTATGGTAACGGCATACAATGTCAAGGCCCTACCATGAACGTCACTCCATACTTTACGGCCACAGGAAATTTTAAGCGGCCGTTTGAACACACGTATATGGATCCAGTGTACGACATGTCAGATTTAAATGATGACGGCGTATTAGACAATCCTGGCCAAATACTTTACTACGTTCCAACAAGAACAGGACAACAAGAAGTTTATAATTTATCTGCTGGTATATCAGCAACTTGGTCACGACCATTAGATAAGAAATTACAAGAACAATGTAAACAAGCAGCAGACGCCAATATTGCATTAATGAATCAGTCAGTTGCAAACAAAAGATTAGACTTTGAATTAGCGAGACTTAAGAATTGTGGCGAACTGATGAAGGATGGCGTGATGTTTCATCCCAAGTCACCATACTATGCCGTATGTGCCGACGTAGTTTTGGTAAATCCTCCAAATACACTACCAGATCACACACATACAATTACACCTAACTCTTCTTCTTCATCTTCTCAAAATTTAAAGGAGATAACCCTTTCGATTGGCGATATTGATTAGCTTTAATTTCTTCACGAGAAGGTCTATATGGTTTTTTTCCTAGTTTCTTCTGAACTGTAGTCCATATTTTTTTAATCACAGGTTTAACTACCCTCAATAATAGAGGTGTTGCAGCAGCGGCAGCTGTGGCCACTATAGCGATTGATGCAGTTGTGCTTACTTGATTTGTAGAGGGCAAGAATTTTTCAACTGCAGTAGTATCTTCATACAATACCACACACGTTTTACCATCGACACTCAGTTCATGACCTATGACTCTTTCATCACCATTCTGAGTTAGATCACCTACCCTTGGCTGATTTGGGCCTGGACAAGGTACTTCTTCATCTGGTGAAAGATTTCCAGTGTTAGGAACATCTGGTGTCGGAGGAGTTTCTGGGGATGGTACATTTGGTATTTGTGATGGTCTTGTGATAATTAACTGTTCTGGCTCATAATTCATTGCATCATAATATGGCATAGTTGCATCACAAAGAATCATAGCATTATCAGAATCTTGATTCACTAAGTCTTTATCTTTAGGAAATCCAGTCTTATGCATCTGATTATCCTGATGCATTTTGACACAACCAGGCATATCAATAATTGGATTACCAATATACAACACCACAGGAGGAATCAAGTGATCCACATTAGGTGTTGCATTTAACCAAGTAGGAACATACACATTCGGAACATATATGTCCCTAATACCAATTGTTGGTATTGTCATTAAAAGGAAGGAACACCTAGTCCAACGCCTTCGGGTATTGGAGCAGCAGGGCCTGTGGCATCAGGTAATACATCACCCATGACATTAGGTAATGCATCTCCAACAGAACCCATTACAGATTCCATTACTTTGCTTTTGACGTTTTCGATAATCGCATCCTTGCGTATGAATACGTACCCAATAGTACCAACAACGGTGAGAGAGATAACACCACTTGCAATAGCGATTCCATTTACAATTTTTTGCATGATTTTTTTAATAGTTACTTTTTGTCAGGTGCTTGTGGGGTGATTTGAACAGGTGCTTGTTCAATACGGATTGTTTGTGCAGGGGCTGTTTGTGCAGCTGCAGCAATTAACTTCTCCATATCAGATTTGGAGACACCACCGCCTCCACCACCAGTAGATCCACCTTTTTTAGATGTCTGTACGCCAAATGTGGCCAGCACACCTGTGAAAACAGACGCTATAAAGGTCGGGTCTAAATCCTGTTTTGGTATCTTGAGAGCCTCTGGTAACTCAACGTAGGCCAGAGTTAAGATAGCCCCAGACCAAACCAGAATACCAAGTCTCACGAAAGTTGAGAGAATCATCATCTGTTCTTCTTTGTCTTCCGCAGCATCTTTTAGTTTTGCAAAAAAGCCTGGCTTCTTAGGTTCTTCCTTTTTACCAGTCTTCTTTTTTTCTTCTTCAGTCATCTAACTTTCCCTTTTTTAATAATTTTTGAAGTTCAGCTGTTGATCCTACAAATAGTGCGTTGGTGACATTGTTGGGACTTTTATCTTTTGGTTCCTTAATGTCCTTGATTTTTTTCTGTAGGTCTAATAATTTATCTGTGGCATCAGCCACACTTTTAATTATCTGTCCAGTAACTTCATAAGCTCTGGCAGATCCACTCTCTTGAGAAATCTCCATAATACCGTCAATAGCTTCTTGACCTTTCTCTATCAATGAATAGAGATGACCACGAGTATATTCATAATCACGATCAAGATCATCTTTGTCACATTTAATTGGTTTGACATTATCAATCTCAATAGGTTCGGAAGTATCCTTGACTATATCTAATGCATCATCAATTTCATCAAATTTCATGACTTATACGTCCTTTTGTTGTGATGGAGAATACTGTTTGAAGTCCTCAAAGAAAGAAGACATCTCATTGAATCCAAAGTCATCACCAGAAGCGATAAGTGCATCATCACCAGTAAGTGGTAAGGTTGCATCTCTAGATCCACTAAGTATATCTATGACAGATCCATTTGCATGATCTAAAGCCGTTGTTCCATCTACACCTCTATAAACAGTTAATTCATTGCCACTAATAGAACGAATCTGCATATTCTCTTCACCCAGTCTGATGTAATCATCGACTGTAAAGTTAGATGCACTGTTTACAGAAACTATGGTTTGTTCTGCAGCCAAAGGTTTGTTGATTGCGGTTGTATTGTCATCATTGTAGTCTTTTACAGCTCTTGGAGTTGCAGAATATCTCTGTTCACGTTTTGCAACAACTCTGTTTGTATCAGTAAAGTAATCAACATTAACTCTCTTGATGAGTGCATCTGGATTATCAGCGACTGCACCAAATAAGTATATCTTTGCAGTGAACTGCAACGTGGTAATCATCGCACGACGATTATCAAAACTACCTTCATAATCATCACTCATATTAATACTTTCTAGAATGATTGGTATATCTCTTTTCTCATTGATTGATGAAACTAAATTAAGTGTAATATTAAGGCCTGGCTGAAAGTATGGAAGTATCTGTTCCATGATCTG